TCGTTAACGTTGTTAGATCAATGGCAAGCAACGCCGTAAGCACATTAAGTTCTATCTGGTCTGCCATATCAGGTGTCGTTTCAGGAATATGGAACGGAGCAAAGGGAGTCATATCAGGTATATGGAGAGCTATTGTATCCGTTGTTTCATCTATGGCTAGTTCAGCTTTCAATGCGTTGAGAAGCGTATGGTCTGGCATTTCTGGTTTTGTTAGTGGCATATGGAACGGTGCTAGAGGCGTTATATCTGGAGCTTGGTCTGGTATTGTTTCAACCGTAAGAAGCATGGCAAGTAACGCATTCGGAAGTTTAAGAAGTGTGTGGTCTGGCGTGACGGGCTGGGTTTCTGGAATATGGAACGGAGTACGTTCAGCTATACAAGGAGCTATGAACTTTAACTTGTTCTCTGCCGGATCAGCAATCATGAATAGTTTCTTAAATGGTTTACGTTCTGTCTGGGGAGCTATTACATCGTTCGTTGGTAATATCGCTTCATGGATTAAACGGCATAAGGGACCTATTAGCTACGATAAGCGGTTGCTCATTCCTGCTGGTAATTCTATCATGAATGGATTGAATGACGGATTAGTTTCTGGATTTGAACAAGTTAAAAGCACAGTAAGTGGTGTAGCTGGAACATTAGCTGATACATTCAACGGTTCAAGTGATTATCGTGTTAACCCTGTGCTAGGTGATGGAATAAACATGCAAAACGGTGCAATGTCTGTTGATATGTCAGCTACAAACCAACCGGCATATATTAACTTAAAGATGGGACAATCGACTTATGGAACATTTGTGAGTGACATATCAAATGCTCAGGGGCAAGCAGCTAGCCTTAACAAAACAAATAGTGTACAATTATAATAGGAAGAAAATATGACAAACCTATACGAATTTAGAGACCTTAGCAAGCAAGCAAGCGCAAGCAACTTGCCTTCCGAGGCATTAACATTCGGAGGTGTCAATATTGATAAGGAGCTTGCAGGCTACCGAACGCTAAACGTAAGCGGACGTGAAAACTTTACACGAACACTAAATACGGCTAGTAGTACGGCAGACGGCGAGCTTTTTATTTCAAGCAAACTTGACACCAACGAAATTACAATTAAATATTTATTAAACGCTGATACAGTTGATGATTTTAACCAGAAATTCATTAAATTAAAAAACTTATTGCAAGGGGAAGAAAAACCGTTTTTCTTTGCTGATGAAACTCAGTATATTCGATATGGAACGGTGACATCATTGTCAATTGAGAACGCGGGCGTGTTGTCAACTACTGGAGCGATTGTTATTAAAATGTCTGACCCATACAGGTATAGTTCTTCAAAGTCTGCAAGTGGAGCATCAACGATAACAGTTTCAGATACAGAATTGATGTACCAGCAAGGAATTGATACGTTAACACTAACCGTTGGTACAGCTACTAATACATTAGTAATGACTATCGACAGTTACAAAATGACGTTAAATGGGTCTTTTCCAGTGGATACAGTGCTAAAAATTGATTTTGTTAACAAAACCATCATGAATGGTGTGGCTAGTGTGTTAAACACAATTGATATTACTAAAACGGACATATTTGAAGCAAAAATAAAGAACGGTTCGGTAATATCGTGCGCTAATGCAAAAGCTATTAGTATGACGTACAGGGATAAAATTCTATGATTTATACATTTGATAAGCAGCAAAATATAAAACGTGTTATCAATGATAATTATTTATCTGCAGGTAACTTAAAATTTAAGATAAACTCGGCTACAACGTTAGAATTTTCTTTGCCAACTAATAAACCTTTAAACAGCGATGAAAAGTACATTGCGTTGCCTCATCCGTTGGACGGTGAAAAGTTTATATTTTTGCGTTTAACACAAAGCATTGTTAACGAACATACAATTGACTATACTGCCTATGAATATGCTTATCAGGAACTTTCTAGTGATGGATATATTGAAGATAAAAGACCATCACAGCAAAACGCATCTACGCTAATGGGAATCGCTTTGGCAGATAGTCGTTGGCAATTGAACAATGTTAACGTTGAGGGAACAGCTACAACTAACTTTTATTATGTTAATCACCTAACCGCCATCAGTCAAGTTGTAAACCTGCTGGGGGGTGAAATAGTATTCTACGTACAAATAACCGGTAATCAAATTACCGGTCGTTATATGGACTATTTGGCACGTCAGGGGGAAGATACGTCCAAAGTGTTCTCTAACGGATCTAATTTACTTAGCGTAACAAAACAACAGCAGACAGATAGCATTTATACTGCCATATTACCTCGTGGTAAGGGTGTATTGGTTAGTGATGGCGGAGACAACGGACCAGATGGATATGGTAGGCGTTTAACAATAAGCGATGCTGTGTGGTCAAAAGCAAACGGAAACCCTCTAGACAAGCCTAGTGGTCAAATTATACTAAACGATCCAACCTCTAACGCAGAATGGGGGCAAATTAGTGGAAATTATCGACTGCTAATCAAGGAATACGACGACATTGATGATGTTAATGTATTAATTAATCAAGCATATAAAACTCTGATGTCAGTTAACCACCCTCAAATACAATATTCTGCAAGCGTTTCTGATGTCGGCGGATTATCTTTAGGCGACACAGTTATAATCATGCACAGGAAAAACGCAATGAGCTATAAAACTCGCGTTTTTGAAGTTAATTATGATTTAGTTGATGATAGTAACACGACAATATCTCTCGGAGATGATCTGAGTGAAAATAGCATTACGTCAACAATAAATTCAATAAGCTCACAGAGCAGTATTACTAGCAGTCAAACGCAATGGACTATTAACAATATAAATAGGCAAGCAACAACTTATGGGTCAAGTGAACCATTGAACTATAAAGAGGGTGATGTTTGGTTTAAGATATTGCCAAACGGGGAAACTGAGATTTGGCGTTACAGTGATGGCATTTGGGTTCGAGTAATCAAGCCAACAACGGGTCAGGATATATCTGACGCTGTTGATGAAGCTGTTGCGCAGGCAAAGCAAAACACTGACACAGCCATCGAACAGAATAATGCTTCCCAACAAGAGGTGATGAACGACATAGCTAAGTCGCAGGCTGATTTAGCTATCAAAGACGGCGACTTCAACAACAAGGCACAGGCTATGGCTGATGAAGCACTTGCAAATGCAAAAGCTAACACAGCTACGGTTGCCCAAGAAACTCTTGATAATGCCAATGCAAATATCAACGCTGCTAAAGAATCATTAACGACTGACCTGCAAAAAGAAGTCTCTGATAGAACAACAGCGGTAGCTACACTAGATTCTAAGGCGCAAGGATATGCTGACTCGGCTAAACAAGATGCAATAGCTGCTGCTACAACAGCAGATGGTACTATCAATAAGAAGATTGACGAAACAGCTTCTAGTTTGACTTCTAAAATAACGCAGAATAAGCAAGACGCTGATGGCAGGATTACAACAGCGCAATCAACTGCTACGCAAGCGTTGAATGAAGTTGAGACTAAAGTCAGTCAAACCGAGTACAACACCAAAACCGGTCAATTGACTACCGATGTTAACTCGGTTACGCAAACCGCTAATCAGTCCAAACAAGATATCGTTTCTATCAAGCAAAGAGATGGTGATCAAGACGCAAGAATGAACACTATCGAATCAGACGCTTCCGGTACTAAGCAGACAGTCAGCAACATTCAGACGAAACAAGGTCAACAAGACGTTAGTATTACGACATTACAAACTCGTGCTGATGGGATTGAAACTAATGTTTCTAAAACCCAAACAGCAATTAATGATTTGCAACAAATCAATCAAATAACTAACTCGGAATTCACACCTGATTTCGCTGGTTGGCATTCTGGAAATGATCACGCAATTGCTGATGAAACGAGCGACGTTTCGGCTGGGTGGTATCGTGCTGGCGGGCGTTACAATAACAGTACCGCAATAGGAAATAAACTCTCGGTGGGTGTTAATGGAATTCATACAGACCTAATACCAGTCGGGGCAGGTCAAGGTTTGTCTGGTTCTGCTGTGGGGTACTCCAGTTCCGATTATGATGGCAGCACAACCTTAGCCGTTGATTTCGCTTATTATGATTCAAGTAAGAAGTTGATTT